AACCTTACCTACTAACTCACAGCAGCATATTTAGCTTTAAATCAGACACTTACACACCCTCGAAAATTCATTACAGCACACTAAAGCATACTTCTGTGGACAGTTTTTACTTCTTACCTATCCCAGCTTTTACCAACTTTTCAGCAACCTCTCCAACACCTTTTAGGCTATCAGTAGGCTTAGGGTTCTGAATCTCATTTTCGCTAAATTCGTTACTACTAAATATAAAATCTTCATATTTAGCAATGCTTGCACCACAGTCTTTCCCATATTCCTTAACGAACTTGACATGCCCTTCTATATAAACCGATATTGCTGACTTTAACTCAAGCTCTTGAAGACGCTTAACATTCCCTTGATAAATAGACAAAAAAACTCTAAAGAAATATATCCCTAAGAATATAAAAGTCGAAGAAATCATAAATAGTTTAACATCTATAAGCCTGATTTCCTCCCAAAACATCAAGCTATTAAAACCTTCATCAATGCTTAAAGAAAATGGCAATCCTTGATTAGCACCTAGATAAACAGCAACTGAAAAAAGATATAAAACAGTAATAATTGCAAATATAAAAACAGCTTGAAAAGCTCTTCTCTCTCTAACTCTTGCACTTTCTTCTAATTTGTTAAAAACTTTTGATGACGATAGAAAGCTAGCATCACCTTTCAGCGCAGAAACATTTTTCTTCAACTCATCTAGATGATAATTTAAATCTTCCTCTTTATCCTTATACTCTTTCAACCTTTTACTTATTTCTTTATTTATCATTGACTCTGAAGCTTGAGCTTTTCTATAAAGATCTAACCCTTTCCTTATGCCACTAGCATACTTATCAAAAGAGTCAATTTGCTTTTTATTTTCCATCTTTTTTAAATATACTTCCCTTGCACTTAAAAGCTTATCTAAATCCTCCTTTAGCTCTTTATAACCAGTTATATAAAATATCTCAAAAATAAAAACCAAACATAAATCTAAAACTTCCGCCCAATCTGAAGACTTATTTTCAAGATTGTTAGCAACATTGATTTCCACCTTATCTTTAAACCTATCTTTAAACCATTCCCACTCTTCATAACCATCATTTTCTTTTAATTGTTCTGAATTATTAAGTATTACTTCTAGGCATTTTTTTAAGCTGACTCTTTCATTTTCTTCAGTTATGAAAAACACCCCTCCTGGTACTATAGAGCTGATAGACCACTCAAGAACCTCATTAAGACCTTTTTCACTCACCATACAGCCCCCTCTGCACCTTATTTATATCGTCTATAAGCCCTAGCTCTAACTTCAGCCGCTTCGCTTCCAATCTCTCTCTTTCAGCTCTAGCAGATAAATACTGTTTCTCTGACCTCTTGATTCTAATCGTTTCATCTACAAGCTTTTTATAATTCAACACATATACACAACAGCACCATATAAAAACACCCAAAGCTATCAATAAGACCAGATCAATAAAAATTGCATAGTAAACTGCTTGCTGCATTCCTATTTCAAAGTCACGCCATGCGCTTGTTAAAGCTCTATCAAAGCTATCCACTATTTACGCCCCCTGCGTTTATTCTTCCACTTTCTCAATAGTTTATTTTCTATCCAAATATAAAAAATGCCCACCCCGCCAAACAGGATGGCCATTTTTATGACTTGGTGAAAGATTTCCCTCATTGCATCTTCTGGCCCCATCACCCCAGCTCCCTGTTACCCACAACCCCTACCTCCTTGGAACCATCTATCCACAACCCTTTGTGCTAGTCGGTATCCGTTCCCGTTTTCTTCAACGTGCTGCGCGCCCTCTCTATATCGGGGCTTATTTGTCCGCACGTCTCGTCTGTCATCCCAGTCATTAGCCAAAGCGTATATTTCGGCCACTGCTTGCAGATCGCCTCCAACATTTCTCCTTTGGGCGCTCTTCCAGCCTGCTCAATGCTCTCAACAGTTTTTTTATTAAAACCAATTAGTTGTGCAAATTCTGCGCGGCCTGATGTTTCGACCTCACGAATTTCTCGCATTTTTTGGGCTAAGTCACTGGACATATACCAACTTCTTCGTATACTAATTTCATCGGATACCAATTAATTGGTACACCGCCTAGGTAAAGTTCTGCAATAAGCAGTTCTGATCTGAAGATACCACAACATGCCACAGCGAGCAGGTACAGCATGGAAACGAGCAACACGCCCCACGTCTCAGCGCCTCAAGTGCCCGTCATGACGATCGAGCGTTTCTCCGAGCTTTCTGGCCTATCCCCCGACACCGTTCGCGGCCAGATGAACCAAGGGAACCTCCCCATTATCAAGGTGGGTCGTCGTCGCCTCGTGAACGTCGCGCTCTTTACCGCTGAGTGCCTGCAATCGGAGGACTGGAACTAATGACCGCTCTAGCCCCTATCGTCACGCTGGCAGCCTCCTGCACCCTGCTGGAATCTAACGGCCTCACCATCGCTACTCAAAAGCTCCTGTTCGACGGTGAAAGCGCCCCTGGTGGCGTGGTACTGCATCACCATATTGTTTCAGCAGGAGGGTTCTTCTTCATCAATGTACCTGCCGCGCACATGCTCGCCTTAAACCTGGATGACAGCACCATTACCCGCGTCTCCGTCCACGATGAAGACCAGAGATACAGCATCGTTTTCAAGCACCTGCAACACGCCCTGGTCTACCTCGCCAAGCACTACGGCCTTTCCCTGGCCGATCACTGCGCCCTTTCAACCACCGATGCCGCCCCCTGCTCGTCGGTCATTGTTGTTCCTGCGCATCTATCCACACCCCCACGGCTAACGCGTCGCCCGTTATCCACAACGGCCTTTAGCCCTTTCGGAGTTATGCACATGGCTAAAAAACAGCCCATCCGCGTGTTTCTCGACCAAGAGATTCACAGCCGTTACTTAATCCAGGCAGGCACCAACAGCCTGACCCCTTCGGCACTGGGGGAACTGCTGATTGAGTACGGCATTACCCAGTTAGAACGCGGCGACAAGGCACCGCTGAAAGCTCCTGCCGGTGACGCCTCCCCCGCTCCCCACGACAACGAGGCTTAAAAATATGTCCCCTGCCCGTCATCCGTCGCCCTTCGGTCGCACGGCTTCTAGAGCCCTCACCGGTGCGGCTGTCATACCCGAGGCACGAGCGGTTGACAGCCGTGCCGGGGTGGGCTGCCGTGCGGAACGACCGAAGGGCACGGATAGGGCCAAGGGGACAACCCCCTGCCTCGATTCCAGAGCTTTGAGGGAGCGGGGCCAGCGGTGCCTACACGGTAGGGACTATGCACGCGCCGCGACGTACTACGCCCAGGCTGAATACTGCCTATTAGTCGTCGATGGCATTACACCTGAAACCACTGAGCTAGCCATTCTCGCGGACTACTGCCTAACGCAAGCCGCCAGAACCCAACGCTAACGAAAAGGAATTATGACCATGATCAACACTATTCAAGCCCACGTTATCGGCGCATCACGTTACAGCATGGATAACGGCGTTAAAGGCGCAAAAATCACCGTTATGCAGTCGGCTTCTGCTGACAACGAAAACGTCTTAGGCAACCAGGTCAGCGTCATGACCGCGCCTTATGAAATCTTCGACCAGCTCCACGCCTCAGCCCCCCACATGCCTTGCAGCATGGAACTTGATATTGAACTGCGCACCTCGGCCGCATCGGCGGGTGGCAAAACCACCATTCACGTTATTGCCGCCCGCAAACCTAACGCCACCGGTAGCCCCCAGCATCAACCAGCTACCAACAGCGATAAAAAATAGGATTTTGAGCCATGGACACTAGTGAACTCGCTGGTCTGTGGCTCCTGGTTTATTGCGTCGGCCTCGTCTTGGCCTTCGGGATCGGCGCGATAAATGGGGGCCAACGATGAACGATCCCAGCCTTACGTTTGTTGTTGGTTCTCTTTTCACGTCCTATGCCCTCGGTTGGGCTTTTGGACACATCATTCTTACGTTGAAACGCTTTATGGAGTCTGTCTCATGACCCTTAACACCATCGCACAACACGTTAAACACGCCGCTACCACCACACGCGGCAAAATTGCTGGCGGTGCTGCCCTGCTAATGGGTTCGGCAGCTGCCCACGCACAAACCACCGGTGCAGAGTCCGCCTTCTCTGAAGTACAGGCAGCCGGTGCTGATATGGCCGGTTACGCATGGCCGGTAGTGGCTTCCATCACCGCTGCGCTGATCGGTATCAAGCTTTTCAAGAAGTTTGCCAACCGCGCTTCTTAATACCGCTCAGCAGGGATCAACCAAGGGGCGGAAACGCCCCTTTTTATATCGCGAGGGAAACATGATTAAAAAAGCTGCTCTATTAACTCTTACCGCGCCTTTTTTAATGGTGTTTTCTGATTATTCTTTTTCTAATGATGAATACGAATATAATAAATTTAGGCATCTAACTCCTGCAAATGAGATTGAACAGCTTAATCTATTATTGTCAGACTCTGGTAGCAATTGTTCTATTGGTCGCGATGGCCCTAGTAATACTATGAGTTATTATTCTTCTAGGGGGAGAAAATATGTATTTTTCTCTTATGTTGAAAGTTATCGAAATGGTACTCCTAAATATCATGCTTTTTTTAAAACATCTGGCTGTAATGGTTTTAATCTTAATGGTTTCATAACTGATAATTCTCTTGATTTAATCCCACTTAATGAACCTCTTACAGACGAGCAATGTTCATCGATGTTTGGTGGTAGTAGATCAAATTATGTTTCTTCTTACTCTGATTCTGGTGTCTATTCAACTGGCGGCGGTGCTTGTTCTATTTCTTCTACTGGTACTATTTCCCAGTTTTGTTATGGTGTTGATGAGCTTCAATGTCATTCAGATTGGGATGCTTCTTCTACGGGGCAGGTTTTCAATTTATCTTTAATTGATGGCCCTTCAACCGAAATAAAAATTCCTGATTATTTAAACGAACTTCCTGGCGCCTGTTCTGATTCTTCTATTTGTTTAACTATCGGTGACACTTCCTATTTAGTTGATTGGAATTCTGCTCCTGACTGGTTTAGTTATGTTGGCTCTGATGGTCAAACGTATTCTAAACCTGTTGATACTGGTGGCGATGAGACCGGCGGCGATACTGGTGGCGGTTCTGGTGCTGGCGATTTCGGTGGCGGTGATAGCTCTGGTGGTGACTCTGGTGGAAGCGATAGCGGCGGATCTACCGGTGGTGGTGACTCTGGTGGATCGTCTGGCGGCGATTCCGGCGGTGGTACTGGGGGCAGTGATTCCGGTGGTTCATCGGGTGGTAGCTCTGGTGGTTCGTCCGGCGGCTCGACGGGTGGTGGTAGTTCCGGTGGTTCAACTGGCGGTGATACTGGGGGCAGTGATTCCGGTGGCTCAACTGGCGGTGGTTCTTCCGTTCCCGATTTCGAGTTTGATGAATCCGGCATTATTGAGGCAATTGGTTCTGCTGGCGAATCCAACCAGGCAGGGCTAGACGCCGTTTCAAATGATGTGACGGGTGCCATTGGCGAACAGACCGAAGAAACCAAAGGTATGTTCGATGGCCTGGGCAACACGATCACCAACGCTCTGGGCTTGGGCACCTGCTACCCCGACAGCCAACAAACCGAGGAAGGACACACTGCTGCCACCAGTGATAAAGGTTTACTCGGCTGCGTTCAAAGCATTGCTAACGGCATGGTTAACAAGCTTGCCGAAAAATTCACGGAAGACGTTGGCGATGGTAACGATCTATTTAACTCCTCTGGCGTCGACCAAACCCTCGACGGCTTAGCCGAAGAACAACAGCTCTATAACGACGACGTAAACACATTAATGGATGAGATCGGTGATGGTTCAAGCTCCGATATCGCTAATCAGATAACGTCCCGTTTGCCCTCTCTCCCCTCTGGCAGCTGCTCACCTCTCCCGTTTGGCCCCATGGAAATTTCTTGCCAAGCGTTCAACACCATCAAGCTTTGGCTTTCCTGGATCGTCTATTTCTGGACGGTCGTCAGCGTCGTAGACACCTTCTTCCGCTCTGGTATGAGGACTGCATAAATGGCCTTACCTGCAATGCTTGGCATGGGTGCCATCATGGCGTTTGCTACCCGTGTTATTGAATGGATTGTTACCCGCATCGCATCCCGCTTTACCAATCGGTTAGCGGGAATCCTGATCTGGACAACGCTCTATATCTCACTTTTGGTGGGTTTGGCCGTCACGTTTGCCGCCATTATCAGCGGCATTAGTGCCACCCTTCCCAGCGATCTTGCCCAGGGCATCGGCGCTATTAAGCCCAACAACTTTGAAGCCTGCATAGCGGCTATTTACAGCAGCAAAGTAGCTGTTTGGGTCTTCCAACAGAAACGCCAGTTGATCGACTGGGAACAAGGGAGGCCCGTTATCTAATGGCCGTTTACGTTGTCACCGGCAAATTGGGTGCCGGTAAAACCCTGGTCGCTGTCGGTAAGATCAAGGACAAGCTTACCCACGGTTGTAAGGTCGCTACGAATCTAGATCTAAACCTAGATAAGCTCATTGGTGAAAAAGCCAAAGAAACCCGCTGCTATCGCATTCCTGATAAACCCGTTCTTGCTGACCTGGAATCTATTGGCACCGGTACCGACGCTTACGACGAAAACAAGAACGGCTTACTCGTCCTGGATGAGTGCGGCACTTGGTTCAACGCCCGATCCTGGAACGACAAAAGCCGCCAAGACGTTATCAACTGGTTTCTCCATGCCCGTAAATTGGGCTGGGACATTATTTTTCTGATTCAAGACTTGTCGATCATGGACAAGCAAGCCCGTGTCGCCCTGGCGGAACACGTTGTTTACTGCCGTCGCCTGGATCGGGTCTCTATCCCCTTTATCGGCGCTATTTACTCGCTGTTCATGGGCTCAAAAATACCGTTGCCGAAAGTCCACCTCGGCATTGTTAAGTATGGCGACTCCCCGCAAAGCCTCACCGTTGAACGCTGGACCTACACAGGCCGTGCGCTTTACCCCGCCTACGACACCAAACAAGCCTTCTCTGATCACTACCCCCACGGCACGTACTCCGTGCTGCCGCCCTGGTATACCCACGGCATGCACCGCGTACCCCATGACGCGAGGTTCTATATGAAAATGACCCGTATCTACTGGAAACGCTTCAACCGCCCGTTTCTTTCGTTCGCCTCGTTTGGTCTCGGCTGCCTACTCACGGTATCCGTTTTGGTGGCTGATCGCGTGAATGCTCGCGCCCAGGATCAACCGCCCCCCGCTGCACCGCTAGAACTTCCCAACCTAAGCACCACCCGCATCGCCAGCTTTAGCCAGTTTGGCGACCACACTAACTACCGCCTCATTGATAGCGACCGCAACACATCCACCACTGACGATCTCGCCCGCCAAGGCTTCTCCATCGTCCCTGTGAATGCTTGCCTCGTCCGCGTAGAAAATGGAGTTACCCATGCTGAAATTCGCTGCTAATACCGTTGCCGCTTTTGCCTTCGCCACACTCACCAGTACCGCCAACGCCACACCGATACAGATGCAAGACACCGATATCCGTGACTTTGTGCGTTGGTACGTAGAACAAACAGATTCCCCGTTGGCCATTCACCCTACCGCTACCGGTACGCTCACCGTTTATGCACCGGATGTGCCCGATCACCAGCTTGATGAGTTCTTTCAAGGTGTATTGAGTTCACACGGTTACACCATACTGCCAGGTAACCCGCCCACCGTTGCACCTGCTAGCCAACGCGCAACCGCATCACCGACTGAAAAAACACCAGGTGTTTCTTTAGCATCGACCGATCCCACTGACGCGATCGTCAACGCACCCACGCTTACCCCGCCACCAGTCCCGCAGGCAACACACCTGTTTTCTTTCGACAACGTGCGCGCCGATGACATTGCCCCACTGATCACCAGTTTTCTCACTCAGAACGCTCAGGACGGCATTACCCCACCTCGGGTACAGGTGCTTCACGCTTCCAACGCTATCTTAGCTAAGGGACCAGAAAAGCAGCTTGAACAGCTTCAAGGTTTCATCCCTCAAGTGGACGTTGCCCATCCTCAGTTACTCATCCAAGCGGTAATTTTTGAAACCACGGATGGCGATACCTTCGATCTTGGTGTTGCTCTCGGTCGTGCTACCGATTCCCGTGTCGCAGGTGGGTTTAACACTGCCAATCTTGGCACCTCTTTAGCATCGTCGGGCGGTACTTTCGGGATCTTCGACGGCAACGTTCTAGCTTTTGCCATCAACGCGTTACAGCGCGATTCAAGCTCTAACGTGTTATCCACACCGCAAATACTTACCCTCTCCGGTAAGCGTGGCACGATCTCCATCGGTCAGAATGTGCCGTTTGTCACTGGTCGTGTCACTGGTGAATCTGCCGACGTTAATAGCCCTTTCCAGACAATTGAACGCCGCGATATTGGTATACGTTTAAACGTGCTCCCTGTGGTCACTGCCTCTGGTTTAGTGATCATGGATATCACTACCTCGGCTGACTCTCTGACTGATTCTGTGCTAGCCTCTGACATTATTACGAATCAACGGCAGATCAATACCACCGTTCAGATACGTTCCGGCCAAACGCTTCTTCTAGGCGGCCTCTCGTCCCAAAACGACCAACAACATGTCTCGGGCGTTCCAGGCTTACAGAGCGTTCCCGTTGCCGGTCGTCTATTCCAGAACGAATCCAACTCCCGCCAACGTACCAATCTACATGTGCTGTTACAGGCAACTGTGCTGCCTCGCTATGACGCTAACCAGCTCGTCACCGACCATAACGCCGCTCAAACCGTGGCAGGTCTGATGACTACAAGCTGGCGTCACGAGGTCGAGACCCTCCCTGTAACACGTCTCGCAGAGTAATCATCCAACTTGAGCTATTGGCTCACTACAGCACATTGCGACATTTAGAAATTTACAGGGAATAGGCCATGGAACGTTGGAATCGTTATTCGTTGGCATCGTTACAGCGAGGAGAAGAAGATCAATTTGGCAAGCTGCTGATTAGCTCCGCTGGGCAGCGTGAAATGCACAAAATTCATCTTCTGAATGCTGGCGTCGATACCGTTCGCCAGCTTTACCAAGGCAAGCCGTGCCTTACCCAATTTGATGAGATCATTAACGTTTACAACGAGGGCAAAGGCGCAACCATGCGTCTCTTTGATGTAGATTGGGCAGTAGGTGCCGGCGCAGCCGGTTCTGGCTTCCGCTATCGACTCCAGAATAACGAACTAGGCGTTATCGTCTTCTTCCAAGCACGTCACGTCAAAATCGAGAACATTGGCACCCACCTAAAGATCGAGCTTTCCCCTCACTTCATCCAGGAGCGCAGCCCTCAGCAATGCCAAGACTTCATGTACAACATTGCGGCTCACATGCTCTCTCATGTTGAACCTATAGGCTGTGCGATACACCTGGCGTTAGACGTACAAGGCTGGGAGCCACCTAGCGACTTTATGCAGCGCTTTGTGACCCGTTCCAAGAAGATCATGCGGATCGACGGCATTGATACCTTAGAGTTCGCCCACGGCAATATTGCTACCACCTATGGCCGCGGTGAAACCTACATGTTTGGTACGGCTGGGGCGCTCCAATGCTGTATCTATAACAAGACACTTGAAGCCAAACACCGCGACAAAATGCACTTCTGGGAAGGCATCTGGCAAAACGCTGTCGATGACGACCTAAATGCCACCTATAACCCCGAAGCCCCCGTTTGGCGTATCGAATTACGCTTCCATCAATCCGTCCTTCGTGAATATGCTCAAGGCATTCCCTGCAATGTCGATACCGGTGAAGTGTTAGATGCCTCCCACGGCTTCAACCGCTTCATAGACGTAGTACCGCACCTCTCCGGCCTCTGGCGTACTGCCATGCAATCCTATCGACTGGATGTTCGTCGCAACCTTATTGATCCCGCGTGGCAAGTGATGCAGGAGGACGCCCGCTTCTACTGTCATGAGCCTGGTTTCATGTACAAACGCACCCGCAAAGCGCCCGGGCTTGGCAACGAAAAGAACGTAACCCTGGCGTTTGGCAACCTCATTAGCATTTACGCCCGCCAGGGTTTCCGCACCCATGAAGCTGTTCGCTTTCTCCAACGCTCCGGCATGTGGGAAGACCTAGCAGAATATTACCGACGACGAGGCGTCGACTCCGGCCAATTCAGACAGATCGTAGAACAGAAATTGATAGAGCGGCGATTGGTAGGTAAGGCGGCGTAAACATGGCTATTAAAAAAGTAGAAAACGGGTGGCAGGTCGATGTTCGCCCCTTTGGTGCGCATGGCAAGCGCATACGTAAAGTGCGGCCCTCCAAAGCAGAAGCCTTAGCCCTGGAACGCCGCATCTTGGCAAGCCCTGACAGCTATGTCACTCAAACAGGTGATAGACGCCGTTTACAAGATCTCGTCGAGCAATGGTACGAGCATCACGGCCACACGCTAAAAAGCTCTAGGGATCGTGTCCGCTCGCTTCGCAAGTTGGCCGATGCACTTGGAAACCCACTCGCCAAAAAGTTTACGGCTCAACAGTGGGTCGAGTACCGCGCTAAACGCCTAAAAGAAGTCAAAGCCAACACCATTAACCATGAACACACTTATCTAAAAGCGGTCTTCTCAGAGCTTGAGCGCCTCTCACTATGGTCATACGGCAACCCCCTTCAAAAAGTCCGCAAGGTACGCACTGACGAAACAGAGAAGGGCTATCTCGACGGTTATCAAATTAGCCTGCTGCTTGATCACCTTCGCGCCCAGGAGACCGACGACTGCTACTACATCACCGTTATATGCCTATCCACAGGCGCACGTTGGGGCGAAGCCCAGTCACTCAGAGCGGAGAACGTCCGCAAGGATCGCATCGTTTTCATTGGCACTAAGTCGGGCAAAACCCGAACCGTACCCATAGACCACGACTTGGCCAAGCAGCTACGCCAACGGCGGAAACTCGGACGCCTTTTCGGCAATCGCTACAAAGCCTTTGCCCGAGCTATTAAGGAACTCAAGATAGAACTACCGGAAGGACAGTTGACCCACGTGCTACGTCACACCTTCGCGAGTCACTTTATGATGAACGGGGGAAACATTCTGGTGTTACAGCAAATACTAGGGCATCAGTCGATCACAATGACCATGCGCTATGCCCACTTTGCACCGGATCACTTGGAGGAGGCAGCAAAGTTTAATCCAATCGCCACGCAGTGCTAGAAACCACTTGTTCAAAGTGTCCAACCGTTGGACACTTTATGGACAAAAACGAAAAAGCCGCCCTTTCGGACGGCTTTATCTAATTCTCTAACGCTTTGCTTTTAAACCACTTTCAGTGGTGCCGACACCAGGAGTCGAACCCGGGACCTACTGATTACAAG